GAATATAAAATTCTATATAAATAGTAGAATAAAAACATAGATACTGCATGTAATATTAACATAATACCCATTTCATTTGTTTTTTTATTAAAAACTTGTAAAACACCTCTTATTAAAGCTACTAATGCTAAAAATAATGAAAATAAACCGAATACATAATAAATCATACAATGTTCTTTTCCTAAAGGAGACATTAAGTTGTCAAAAAAATTCATGTTTATATAAATTATAATAATATTTTTATTTAATTGTAAATTATTTATCAATATAAAATCTTGGACCATTAATTTTATTATTCATAAAATTTCTACTTAAATAAATATTTTTTAAGTCACTTTCTTGGTATCCATATTTTGATTTTTGATTAGACGTATAACTATTTTTATTATTGACTAAATCGCATTGATTAATATCTATTAGAGAATTACTATTTTTTTGTAAAAATTGTCTATAATCATAATTATTTTTTATATTAAATTTTTCTTTTAATTTATTATCTATAAAATATGCCTCTTTATATAATCTACCATCACTCATTAAAGGTGGATATTCAAAATGAATATTATTTGAAGAACTATAACATGTGCCCCAACTCATTATATATATTTTTATATAATATATATATAATTATTTTTTTAATAAATCTATAAGTTCACTTTTTTTTAATTTTTGAACTTCTTCTTCATTAGTTAATATTTTCTTTTCTATTACTAAACTTCTTAAATCATCTACTTTCATTTTTTTTATACCTTTTTCTTTTTCTTTTTTAACTTCATTGCCATTTTCAAAATCATCATCTAATAAAATTGTTTTTGATGAAACTTCTTTATCTATTATTATTTTACTAATATCTAAATCAATCATTTCATTTTTTTCTTTTAAATCTGTGATAGACAAATTATTACTAATATCAGTTAAATTCAATTTAATATCACTTTCATCATCAGAAATAGTTATTTTTTCATTATCAATATTTAAAATATCACTTAAAATATTTGTTTTTTCAAAGTTATTTTTGTAATCATCACTATCATCACTATCATCACTATCATCACTATCATCACTATTATAACTATCATCACTATCATCACTATCATCATTATTATCACTATGAATATCACTATTGTTTTTATCTTTTATATATATTTTTTCATCTTCATTTTCATTTTCATTTTCTATTTCTACATCATATTCTTCTTCCGAATCTTCCTCAGATATATCTTTTTGGTATAAATTATTATTTTCTAAATTTTTTTGAAATTTAGAGAATTGTAAATTATGATTTTCAATAAATTTATGTAAAATTTTTCCATGTTCAATTATACTTGATTCTAATAAATTTAATCGCCTATAAATATATATTATCATAAAAGAAACGCCTATTATTAATAATGATAATACTAAATTCATTATATTATTAAATATATTATTTAACATTTTTAGATTATATAAATAAAAATTTATTATCTTATATACGCAAATAATAATTTGCTTATATTTTTTATTTTTTATCTATTTTTACTATTTCATCTGGGAATTCTAAATCTTTTAAAATTTTATTACCTCCATTTATTTTATTTATTCCACTCACTAATTTATATTGAAAATCAAAATTATCATTATTTTTATTTTTATTAACCTTCATCTTTAAATTAGCTACACTATTATTATTTATATTTTTACATAATTTATTATAATGAGTTGTTAACATGTAATCTACATTTTGTATTTTATTAAGATAGGTAAGATATTTTAATCCACTTTTATAAGCATCGTCTGGATTTGTTCCACTAAAAATTTCATCAAAAATGCAAAAATGTTTTTTGTCTTTATTTAAATTTATAATATCTAATATTTCCTTACATCTTCTTGCTTCGGCCTGAAATAAACTATCTCTTTCATTTGTATCGGGAATATTTATATAACAATGAATATAATCATATATATTTATATTTGCATTTTTATAAAATCCATAACCAATTTGTTGTGATAATAAAATATTAAAAATACATGATTTAATAATTGTTGTTTTACCTGAAGCATTTGGACCAGTTATAATTATATTTTTTGAAATGTCAATCGTATTTTTTATTATTTTATCATTTTTTAATAATCCTATATAATAACTATTTATTAATTTTGTTTTATCATCTTCAAAAGAGCATTTGTTTAAATATTTTTTATCAACAAGATTTTTAATATTATTTAAATTATGAATATATCCATTAAAATTAAATGAATAATATAATATTTTAATTATATCTTCATTGTTATTTAATTGATAAAAATTTGTCATTATTTTTCCTATATTTAAAAAATTCAAATTTTTATTGGTATTTATTATATTTATTGAATTAATAAAATTTTTAATTTTGTTAATATTATCTTTTAAATCATTATTAAAATCTTTATAACTATTTAAATGATTGTATTTATTATAAAAAATTTCCATATTTTTTAATGATAAATTTAAATATTTTTTTATATCATCAAGAGTATTAAAAATATAATTGCAATTGGTAAAATATTTTTTACATGAATAAAAGTTTGAATATAATTGAAAAATATATAATCCAATAGATACTATTATATATACCATTGTTGATGTATCTATCTTTGAATAATCTGTAAATATATTACCTATTGCATGATTTTTAAATAGTTCTTTTAAATGTTGTTTATATAAATCAAATGTAACTGGAATATTTTGTAATTTAATTATAAAATATGGTAAAATTAATGTTATAATTGGTAATATAAGTGTTAATAATGGTGAAAAAATATTATATAGTGATAATATTTGCATAATAATAAAATTATTATTGTATTTTTTTAAATATCCTAGATTTAAATAGTCATAATTATCATTAAAATTTTCCATATCTTTAATTTTATTAAAATTATCAAGTATTAAATCATAACTATTAGAAGAATCTTGTATACTCAAATTGTAATTTTTACTATCAAAATTTTCAATTAAATCTTGTGATTCTATTAAAAAAGTTTTATCATTCGAATAATATTTATTCCATTTAAATATATTATATTTTTCAAAAAGCTGATTTGGATTAAATAAATTATAATATAAATTTAAATTATTGTTTGATAAATCTTTATTTAATAAGATGTCTCTAGAATTATTATCATTATAAGATATATCAATTGATTTAAAATAATTTAATTCTAAGTCATTTATTAAATTTTCATGAATTTCTTTACATGAATTTTGATATTCTATTGGCAATTTAAAAGAATTATTTAATGTTATATTATTTTTTTTTTCTTCAAATCCAATTATTTTATTTAAAATATCCATATTATAATATTGATAATAAAAGAAATTTATTTTAACGTAAATAATTTATTTTTTATATTTAAATACATAATATTTTATAATATAATGATGATGAAAAAATATAGTATTGAATATATTAATAATATTAAAGATAATATTACTATAAATGATACATTGGAAGATAATTTAATAAATTATTTTAATGAAATAGTAAAAGAAATTCAATTTAAAAAACAACAGTTATTATTTAATGAAGAAAAACATAAATATAGAAATAATAAATTTCAAAAACATAAATTTAATAAGATTAATAATGAAGATAATTTTAAAAAAGATAATATTGAACTAAAAGATAAACATATTTTAAATAATGTTGATAGAATTAAAAATGTTAATTCTATCAAAAAAATAGATAAAATTATATTAGATATTAGAAAATTATTTAATAAAATTTCTGATAAAAATTATGAAAAATTAAAAAGTGAATTTATCTGTTATTATAGACTAATTTTATTAGATAATAACATAGATATAGAAAAAATTAATAACTTTATTTTTAATACTATTGTTTATAATAATATTTTTTATAGTGATATATATGTTAATTTAATAATTACACTTATAAATATTAATTCAAATTTTGAAATTATAGTTAATAATAATATAGAAATTTTATTAAATGTTTATAAATATTTAAATGATTATGAAAAATATAAATGTTTTTGCATTTTTTATGTTAACTGTATTATTAATAAAATTTTACCAATTGATATTTTAATTAAATCTTTAAAAAATTTACATATTGAATTAATTTCTAATTTTAAACAAGAAAATAATAAAGATTTTTGTGATAGTATAAACAATATAATTTTTTCTATAATAGTAAAAATTTATAACACTGATGTATATAAAGAAAATTATAGTTTATTTTCAGAATTTTATAATACATGCTCAAATATAAAAAAATTAGATAAAAAAGAAAATCCTAGTTTATCAAATAAAACTATTTTTTTAAATATGGATATCATTGAAAAATTTAATTTAAATTTATAATTATATTAAAATCTATTTATATATATTAATATAATGGTTAATTCAAAAATTAATAAAAAAATTAATTATTTGGAAACAAATTTTGTCAATATAAATGATATAAATCATGAATCATATATATTTATAGGAAACTTATATAATAAAAATATTAAGTTTACTGTTGGATTACCAATTTATGAATTTATTGATAATAATATTATTTATTTTAATATATATTTAGTAAAAAATACTAGTGTTATTGCAAAAATAGGTTTATATGAAGTTACCAAAAATGCTTTTGATTCTTTATTAAATATGGATGGAGATATTAATTTTAAAGAATTAGAACCAATTATTTTTTCATTTGTTAAACAATATATTAATCAATACTATGATGAAGAAGTTACTTTTGAAAATAATAAAGATGAAGAATTAAAAGAAAAATCTGATGAATCTGATGAATCTGATGATTCTGATGATTCTGATGATTCTGATGATTTGAATGATTCTGATGAATATAGTGATTTAGAAGAAGATAAAAAGAAGGAAAAAACTATACAAAAACCAGTAACAACAAATGACTATATTGTTACATTAAAAGAACAATCTAAAGAAGAGAGTGATTTAGAAATTACTAACTATAAAAAAAATTATTCTAGTAAATGGATTAATGATTATCTAGAGAATAATAAATACGATATTATAGATAATGAAGGAGGAGGTGATTGTTTTTTTGCTGTTTTAAGAGATTCTTTAAAAAGTTCTAATGTAGAAAAATATAAAAACATTACTGTTAAAAATATTAGAGAAAAATTATCAAATGAAGCAGATGACGCATTATTTAATACATATAAAGAATTAAGTGATTTTTATATAGGAGGTTATAAAAAATCTATTCAAGAAAAAAATATTAAATTAAAAAAATTTAGTATACAAAAAAAACAAATAGCTGGTACTATTGATACAAATGAAAAAAATGAGATTTTACAACACGCTAAACAAAATATAGAAGATATTAATGATGAATCGGAAAAAAGTAAAGAATTTAAAGTTCTTCAGGAAGAGTTTGAATTTATGAAAGACCTTAAATCATTGGCAGATTTAAAAGAAATTATTAAAACTAATAAATATTGGGCAGATGCATGGGCTATTTCTACATTAGAAAGAATATATAATTTAAAATTTATTATTTTTTCAAAAGAACATTATGATGGTGATGAAAATGAAAATGTTATACAATGCTTAGATTTAGATAATAAAATTATAGAAAAAGGTATTTTTAAACCAAATTTTTATATTTTATGTCACTATGAACAAGATACACATTATAAACTTATTACATATGATAAAAATTATAATAAATCAATATTTACATTTTCTGAGCTACCATATAGGATTAAGGAATTATTTATAGCTAAATGTGTTGAAAAAAATAATTGCAAATCTAATTATTTAATTATACCAGAAATTAAAGAATTTTCAAAATGCGAACAAGATAACATTAATGAATTAAATATTAATAATGATTTTGAAGAATTTATACAACATAGCAAATCATTAGATATAGATGATAATGTTGTTATACAAATATATAACAAATCTATGGATAAAAAAGTTGGAGAAGGTTCAGGTGAAAAAATAGAAAAAGAATATAAAATTTTGCCCAATATTTTAAAATTAAATAAAATTAAATTTTGGAGAAAAAAATTAGATAATGATTGGTATGTTGATAATTTATTAATCGATGGATATCAATTTACCTCTGTTCAGCATTATTTATATGCTATTAGATTTTTAAATATAAAAGAAATATTTAGTAAATTTTTAAAAGAAAGTCAACATAAAGCAGGTTCTGATATTCAAGAAGCAAAAGATTTATTTAATAAAATTTTAAAAGATAAAAAAATATATAATGAAAAATTTATTTCTGATTCTGAATATAATAAAAATTTATCAAAAAATTTAGAAAAAGCTCTTTATTCAAAATTTACTCAAAATGATGAATTAAAAGAAATATTACAATTAACAAAAAATTATAAAATTCAAATTTATAAACACAAACAACCTATAACTATAGCAAAAGAATTGATGAATATTAGAAAAATGTTATTAAAATAATATTTAATTTAAAATATATTAAAATTATTATTATAACCATTATTATATAATAATAAATATGAAACAATTTGTATTTAATCAGGATACTTTAAATTCAACTAAATTAAATGAACTATTTAATTTAGAAGGAGGAACTAAACAACAGGTTGATAATTTTAAACATTTTATGAATGATTATAATTTAGAAAATGAAGATAGTTCAGAAAATGAAGATGATTCAGAAAATGAAGATAATGCTTATATTCAAGAAGGAGGAGGGGTTGAGTCAATATCTTCCCGTCTTGCTCAAAGTATCGGAAGAGGAACTAATACAATTGGACGTGGTGTTACAAATGTTGCAAAAGGCTCCGCTTATGTTACTGGATATGTTGCTAAAGCACCAGTACGTACTTTTTCTAATATGCGTCAAGGATATAAACAACAACAACGTAAAGATATACAAGACAGTTATGAAGAAATAAAGGATACAGATTATCTAGAAGAACATGTATATGCATCTAGTGATAAAATTAATAACAAAATAAGTTCATTAATAGAAGAAAGAAGTAAAAATATTAAAAATTATATGAGATTACATGTACAAGCTAAAAAAAATTCAAGTGATAGACAAAAATTAAAATTTATAGAAAATGCAAAAAAAAATATTTCAAGAGTGGAAGAAATTAATTTAGCAATAGAATCATTTACTTGTCTTATTTACAATAAGATAGAAGAAGGTGATGTAGTATGTTTTTATACAGATGTTAAAAGTATCAATCCTCTAACTAAAGAAATAGGCGATGAATTTTATAAATTTAATACACTATATTCAGAAATAGAGAAATTTTATCAAAAGGAAAATTATCCTGATTCTATTCAAAAAACAAGTTGGGATAAATTTAAAACTTTTTTTGAAAAAACACAACTTCCAGAAGGTAAGTTTGAAAGATTATGTAAAGAGTATTTTACCGGTGATCCACCAGAATTTCCTAATAATTATTTCTTGTCTCCTTATCCTGGTCATTCCGCTGACGCAGCTAAAACGCCCGAGGACGACGAGCCTGCGAAGAAGAAGGCGCCAAAGAGAGTCACCGTATCTCCCAGAGCCACCTCCGCCGCTGCCACCCCCGCCGCCGCGAAGGACGAGACCACCTCCGCCGCTGCCACCTCCGCCGCTGCCACCTCCGCCGCTGCCACCTCCGCCGCTGCCACCTCCGCCGCTGCCACCCCCACCGCCGCCACGCCACCGTCACTGTTGAAAAACGGATACCCAGATGGCATTTCTTCTCTTCCTTCTCATCCACTTCAGAAAGATGATGTTAAAAATGAAATAAATTTTGAATTTTATACTTTAGAAGAAGGTCTTAATAAAGTATCGAATTCGGAAAAAAAAATAAAAGAACAAATAGAATCCAATTTAAATTCTACATCTGTTACATCTCCTGAGCAGGCTGCTGCTGCTCGCGATGCTGCTGCTCGCACTACTACTAATGATCAGCAAGAAGGCGGATCACCTTTAAATGGTTATCTTGAAGGTCAGCTTAAGCCGAATACTTTATCACAAGCATTAGCATATAATCCAAATACTATAAGACTTTTTTCATATTATGCAAATATAGTGAATCTCATACCTATTTATGTAAATATTTTATTATTTGTATTTAAAAAATTTGATGAATATTTTCAAAAATTAAAAAGTGGTGCCCAAGGAAATTTTTTTGATATTGGTTTAGTTGAAAATATAAATGAACATTATCTATTAATTAAAACTACCAACGGCATAAATATAACAATTCCTGCAAGAAATGTACTTCACAAAATAATTCTAAATGACCACCGAGGACAAGAAATTAAAAATTTTTTAAAAAATGCTGATGCGGATACTGAAAGCACCGGCGATGATATGTCTGGTAAGTCTGGTAAGTCTGGTATGTCTGGTAAGTCTGATAAGTCTGGTATGTCTGGTAAGTCTGATAAAAAAATAAGCCCTGAAATTTTAAGTGATATTGAAAATTTTTTTGATCAGGGTAAAAAAAATAATATTACTGATGAATTATCAAACTTATATGATGAATTACAAAAAAAAGGTGGTATGATAGGCGGTACTGCTTCTGCTGCTCCTGCTACTGCTGATGCTGCTGTCGATGCTGCTGTCAATGCTGCTGTCGATGCTGCTGCTGATGCTGCTGCTGCTGATGTTCCTCCTCCTCCTCCTACTGCTCCTGCTCCTGCTACTGCTGATGCTGCTGCTGATGCTCTTTCTCCTGCTGCTGCTGATGTTCCTCCTCCTGTTACTGATGATGATGCTAGTGATGATGATGCTGCTGCTGCTGCTGATGTTCCTCCTCCTCCTCCTACTGCTCCTGCTCCTGCTACTGCTGATGCTGCTGCTGCTGATGTTCCTCCTCCTCCTACTGCTCCTACTCCTGCTACTGCTGATGCTGCTGCTGCTGATGTTCCTCCTCCTACTGCTCATGTCGATGATGCTCATGGTGCTGATGGTGCCGATGATGCTCATGGTGCTGATGATGCTGCTGATACTGATGATGATGATGATGATGATGATGCTCCTTCTCCTGCTCCTGCTCCTGCTCCTGCTACTGCTGATGCTGATGCTGCTGATGTTCCTCATCCTCCTCCTACTGCTCATGTCGATGATGCTCATGGTGCTGATGGTGCTGATGATGCTGATGCTGCTGCTGATGCTCTTTCTCCTTCTCCTCATCCTCCTTTTCGTCCTCGTCCTCGTCCTCGTCCTGTACCTCATCGTACTCGTCCTGTAGCTTCTCATGTTCTTCCTCCTGATGCTGAACGTGATGATGCTGCTTCTCCTGTTGCTGCTGATGTTGGTGCTCCTTCTCCTGCTCCTTCTCCTGCTGCTGCTGATGCTGCTGCTAGTGCTCATGGTCCTGATGCTGCTGATGGTGCCGATGATGCTCATGGTCCTGATGCTGCTGATGCTGCTGATGCTGCTGATGCTGCTGATGCTGCTGATGCTGCT